ATGAGTAACATTAGTCACACTCACACCATTGCGGGGTATCGGGAACATTTACTAGCGGGCGGGCGTGCTAGGGGCACGATTCATGTGCGGATTAGTCATATTTCACGGTGCTTGGCGTTTATCGATAAGCCGCTATGGGCGGTGACTACTGGGGATATAGAACGGTGGCTAGCGTCTGGGAACTGGGGGCCAGCGGCGCGTAAGAGTGCTAGAACTAGCGTGCGAGTGTTCTTTGCTTGGTGCGCTCGAGAGGGGCTAATCGAACAGTCCCCAGCGGCGGCGATTATCCCAGTCCCGCAAGTGCGAGCCGTACCTAAGCCATGCCCTGATGCACTGATTAGCGATGCTATGCGTGCCGCCTCACCGCGTGTGCGCTTGGCAATTGAGATCATGGCGACATGTGGTCTTCGTCGTGACGAATGTGCACGGGTCAGGGCCTGCGATGTCGAGCCAGTGGGGCAAGGGTGGATTTTGCGGGTTTGTGGTAAAGGCGGGCATGTGCGAACGATCCCGTGCCCGCCCCACTTAGCGCGGCGGATTAGCCAGGCACACGGGTGGGTCTTTCCAGGGGCGAGCGTGTCAGGGCATATCAGTGCTGGATGGCTAGGCAAGCTCATTAGTCGTGCGCTTCCTAGTGATTGGACACCCCACAAAATTCGGCACCGCTATGCCACTGTTGCCTACGGTCATTCCTATGATCTACGTGCGGTGCAGGAATTGCTAGGGCATGCGAGTGTAGCAACAACGCAGGTCTATGTGGCAGTTAACGCCGCCGATCTTGTTGATGCAGCAGCGGCGGCGTGGAAGATAGCTGGCTAGGATAGCCTTGTGAAAATCAAAACTTGCATATCGTAGTTTCCAAATTTTACGTACTTCTCGCCTTGGAATGTCTCGCCAGCACGAAATAGCTCAGCCCGGTTAGTCAATACATCAGCGCTCGCACGGTAGGTGCCCGCAGATAGGCGTACATAGGGCTTTTTAATGAGCTTGATTATGCTCGTGTCACCGGCGACGATTTTAGGTGTTTCTTCAGTGAAATCAACTTGTACCTGATTATCTTTGAGGGTCGGGGTAGCGATCCCCTCCAGCGCGGCGATCCGTTCCATGAGGGGGTAAATTATTGGATCCCCCTTTTTGCCTAAATTCCCCCATGCCTTGAGCATTTCGTTGATCCCGTCGGGGAGCTTCGGCACTGAGGCAGCGGCCTCTTCGGCGGCCTTAGCAGATCGTCGCGCCTCGTTCGTGTTCGAGGATGCTTTTTGCGCTTTCTCCTCGATCTCACCGAGTACGGCGGCGATGCGAGTAGAGAGCTGTTGCAAAATTCCAGGTAGTGAGCGGATCGTGTCGGATTCGAGGGGGTAGGGGAGTCCGTAGTGTTCAGTTGAGCGCGGCATCGTTAATCTTTCTTTGTGGTGAGCTTACCGAGGTCTGCGAGTGTGACATCGGAGTGCATATCGTAGTACTTCACTTCCCCTAGTTCGCGTATCTTCGCAGGTGGGAGCGTGCCACGACTAGCAAAGATCACGTGTAACGTGATGTCCCATCCTTTGCCACCGCGATAGCGCATAGTCCCACCGATCGGGGATATGAGATCAGGCTCGGAGCCCTCACCTGCTAGCCACCATGCGAGTTCGGAGGATTTCACGCGGGCGATTCGCGCATCGGCGAAGGTGCGTAGCCACCACGTGCGGGTGTCTGCATCCTTCTCGGTATCAGGTAGGTGATAGGTGATGTCAGGGTGAGCAGGTTCGCGCTGCACAGTGCGGTATGTCTCAAACACACGTGTGGCGATGTCTTTCGACGCGCTGGATGCCACGGAGTGCACAGTGATCTGTGATTTACCCCAGCCAGGGAACGTAAATTGCTCTTTCACGGGCTCGGTCTTGTCACGGCGGTAGGATTCCACGATGATACGGCCCACGGTGTGCACGGGTGTGAGCACGCAGTCGATGGCATCGACGGAGAGATCGTCGGCTTCGAGGTCGATTGTTTTAGCGGAGTCTACTGCATCACCGTCAAGAACGGTGTAGCCAATGTGAGCGGGGGAGAGCCCACCACCGTACTTTGTTAATCCCCATTCCACGACGGCGGCGGGGTTGGGGCGTACACGGATCGAGGCGGTAGTGGGGTCGTAGCTATACGAGAATCCCGCATACGAGCTGTAAAGACGTTGTAGCCAGGTGCGCGCTTGTCTCGGGTTTTCGTCGGGGGACGATACACGCACGTTTGTGCTTTGTCCTCCCTTTGGTGGGATCAGTGATTGCACGTGTGTGGGGTCTTTGACGAATCCCTCTAGCTGCGATAGCGCCGATGCCAACGGGATTTCCAGCCACCCTTTAGCGAAGTCCCCTTTGGGGTACATCGTGAGATCGGTCGTCGCGTCGGTACATGTGAGCGTCATACGCCATTGACGATCGTCGTTTTTCTTTGAGTGTAGCCAGGGGCGAATCTTACGGATTTTCCCACGGAAGATGATGGTGGAGCCATCGTATATCATCACATCCTCGGAGAAGATGTCACCGGATCGGATCGAGGCGGACACTTCCCGAGGATCGCGGGGGAGAATCACATCGAACTTTGCTACCATCGGGCGGTATTCATCCAAAAACTTTTCCGTCCCCCACTCGATCGTAACGCCATCGATAGCGATGGTGTGGGTGTCGTGCTCGGCGGGATCAGTCGATAGGAATGATCCCCCCATGGTGATAGAAACGCTCATACTGTGAGCACCTCGCGGCGGTTGTAGATACCGTCGGATGATTCGAGCACGCGGCGAATCGTACGAGCAAGTGTCAGTTCGTCGCCGATCACGGAGTCGGTGACGTGAATGTGTATCTCTTGCACGGGCTGGCTATTACCGGCGGCGTGTGCTGTCAGTCGCAGATTCGCGATTGAGAGTCCACCGTCATCAGCACCGTGGAAGGTGCCGTAAACGGTGTGCTCGTCTTCGCCGCCGAATAAGTCAACACCTGGTAGGTCGATCTTCGATATTTTATCGATCAGCTTTCCAGCCCACTGGATAGCGTCAACAAACATTTCCACCATCGAACCAATGAAGTTGATAACGGACTGAATCGCAGGCAAGAGAATGTTCATGAACACCTGCCCGAGGTCGCCTGCGAGGTTCATCAGTCCCTCGATCAGTGGGGCGGCATCCCCGACGGCATCAGCGAGCGCGGGGAATAGCTTTTTAGCGATCTCGGCGATCGGATCGATCAGTGGTACGAGCTGCACGAGTAGGTCGGCGAAGATGTCGGCGGCATGTATCAGGATCGGTGCCAGCGCGTTGACAACCTCGATCAGGGCCGGTATCAGGGCCTCGGCCACCTCGGCTAGTGGTGGGATGATCGGAACAAGAGCCTCGATCAGCTTACCGATCACGCGGGCGAGATCAGGGAACAGCGGGGCGATTGCTTGGATGATGTCACCGAGCATAGGCAGCAACCTAGCGGCTACGTCTTTCACCACGGGGATCAGGGGATCAAAAGAGCGTGCCAGTGTGCGGATCGCGTCAACGATCACGGGGAACAAGGGGCGCACGGCTTCGATCGCCATGGCGAGCACGTCACCGAGCAGGGCGGCGACATCCCGAATAAGAGGCATTACGACGGCGATCGCGTCGGTGAGGGCATCGGCGATCATCGCGGCTAGTTCGGCGATTGGCTGTACGAGCGGGAGCAAGGCGGCCAGCAGGTTACCGGCGACAATGACGATTTGGGAGAGTACGGGGGCGAGAGTATCCACGAGCATCGGCAAGATCGGCCCCAGTTCCACAACAAGGCGACCGATCGCGTCGGCTATGACACCCATCCACGGGGCAAGCGTAGATAGCCCCTCGGTAAGCGCGGTGCCTGTCACTTCGGCCATGGTGGCAAACGCTGGGGTGATCGCTGCGATGATCTCACCTAGGGATGTGAAGATTCCACCGAGCCCAGGGCCTAGAGCCACACCGAGCTGTGCGGCCATATCGATCAGCGGTCCCAAAAGATTCGATAGGCCGTCGAGGGCTACCGACATGCCATCAATGAGGGCGGTCATGGTGCCATCGTCGGCTAGCGCGGTGAAGCGTTCGCCGATGGCATCGAGTACGCCACCGAAGGCGGTGCCGAATTGATCGGCGACGGGCTCGATTGCGGGGCCGATGGAAAGGATCCCACTCACAAACGAATTTAGTCCAGGTGCCATTGCGTCGAAGAAGTCGCCGGATGCCCGTATCAGGGCCTCGATCTCGGATGATGAGTCAGTAAGGGTATCGAGCACGCCACCGATCAGGTCGGCGGATGATCCGGCGACATCCCGCATGGCGGGGGTAAGGCCCTCGAGTAGCCCGTTAATTCCTTTGAATGAGGATTCGAGGCGGTCGGCGAAGTCCTTAGACATCGCCTCTTTGAGATCGTCGAAGGCGGGTTGAGCTTTCTCTGCTGCTTCTTTGATGCCGTCGAATCCGAGGGCGACGGCACCGGCGGCGGGGCCTACTACGGCACCGAGTGCGGCGGCACCGGCGGCGATTTGGCCGATGGCACCGGCGGCGACGGCGGCGCCACCACTAATCGCGGTGGTGATCGCACCGATTTTCGCGGTTGAGGTCACGATTCTCTTGGACATATCACCGGCGGCATCGGCGGCTTTCTTGAAGCCCCTGGTGTTAGCATCGGAAACGATCTTGATGCTAACAATTGAGGTTTTACCCACGGTTCTTCTCCTGTGATATGTCAACTAATGTGGCGTAGAAGCCAGGTATGAGATCATCCTCGGCGATGATCTCACTAGGCAGCCTTCCGGTCTGGAGGAAAAGCTCGGCTAGGGCGCGGTGGATGGTTCCACGAGGTGCAGCACTTTTCCCTGTTCCACCCCGAGGTTCGCGACCTCTTCGGCGAACTGCTCGAACTCGCCTGCGTACACACCGGTGCGGGTGAGCGCGTGCCACGCCATGATTCCACCGGCGGTAATTGGGTTTTCAGCGACCGCACCGTAGCCACGGCGGCGGGCAACTTTCTCGTATTCGAGTTGGTCGGAGAGAGTGAGCGCTACAGTGTGCTTGGTGCCGTCGGTCATGGTGACTTCGATCGTTTTCATTTTCCTTTAACCTTTCTGATAGCGGCCTCTAGGGCTGCGATATATTCCTTTTCCCACACATGTTGATTGCGGATCGCCGCGTTTGACATGAACGGGTTTGCTTTAATGCCGTGTGCGGGCCAGCCCCAGTGAACGGGGCCAGCGTAGGCTACGGTTTTTCGGCCTGCTCGCAAAATACCGGCCTTGCGGGTGGCACCCACACGGATGGATGCTTGCAGGCGACCAGTGAGAACGGGGGCCATTCCCTCGGCGATCGGCTCGATAGCCTTAGCGGCACGACGGTTGGCCTCTTTGAGGTCGTCGAGATCGCCACCTGCTTTTTTGAGGGTGCGGCGTAGCCTGGCGGCACCCTCAACATGAGCTTGTGCCGAGAAGAACGAGTTGCCCTTAGCCATTAGCCTGCGTCTGGGGAGAACTTCGGTAGGCCGACGATTTCCCACTCGACATCAGTGGTGGTGCGAGTGCCTGCGTCGCCACCGATGCTAATGGGCTGGATAATCAGTTGACCTTCAATTTTGGCACCTGTTTTACCGGCCTTTGGGGTGAATACGAACGGCTGTTGCTTGCCTGCGTTTTCCCACGAATAGTCGATCAGGCCGCCCTTTTTCAGGGTTTGGAACGTCGTAAATTTGACCTTGCCACGGTAGGTTGATTCACCACCGATTATCTTTCCCGACAGTACGACGGTGGGGTCGCCCTGCGAAGAATCAACTTCCACGGTGATCGATTTGATGTAGTCCTCCCACGAATTCGTTAGGCCCGAGCCGACGGTGAAGGTACCAGGGCCTAGAGTCAGGTAGTCATCGATAGGTGCGGGTGTGGATTTAGCGGGTTCTGGCATGATTTATCCAATCTGGTAAACGAGCTTGAATGTGGGAATTTCGGCCCCATACTGGGGAAGCGATAGCGCCTCGATCGATACCGATGCGGGGGATTGGTCGATCTCGGAGAGCACTGTGTCGAGCATGTCGGAGAGCGCGTCGAGTGCTCGTGTGGTGCCACGGTCTGCACATGTCAGGTACACGGCCACGTCGATAGCAATGGTGGTTCCCATCACCTCGGGATCGATCCGATCGATCGCTACCCATGCCCCCGGTAATCTAATTGCAGTGGGATCGACGGTCGCGGGGATACCGGCGGCGGTGAGCTTGTCGGCGATGGAGCGTAGGGCGTGGGGGATGTGAGCCGCTTTCATGCGTCTATCCCACCCTCGGGATAGTCCAGCCCCCGAGCCCGAGCAGCATCGCCGCTTGCGGGTCGTGCTTTTGGACATACAGCCTGCCTTCATCACCGAATGCGGTTACACCGCCTGGCGTGCCACGACGGTGCCATAGGTGCGCCGCGAGCATCACAGCACCTGTGTGAAAGCGCTTTTCCCATGTATCCGGATCGCCATGCCATTTAGTCACAGTGACGTTAACGGCTTCGATAATAGACTCGGCGACATCACGCTCATTTCCGGTGAGTCTGATGTCGAGCCACGATTCGAGATCGGCGAGTATGATCTTCATGGGTTAGGCCGTACGCAGGGGCTTGGTCTTTTCAAAGTGCACCTTGACTAGTGCCTCTTTGCGGTTGAGTAGGGTGGCGGTGTAGCCGAATAGCGCAGCGTCTTTGCCACCCTTGGCGATGTGTTCTGCCTCGACACGCAGTGGTGAGCCTGCGAGCTCGAAGAAGGTCGCCGCTTGCTTGGCACCAACGATAGCGGTGCCCTTTTCCACGAACTCGGAGGTTACCCACTTCGCAGGATCACTCACTGGGGTGAGGTTTGTGTAGTGCGGCACGTCGAGCTGTGAGAAGTCCAGCACGGTTTGCAGGTCGTCGGGGTTGACGATCGCAAACGACGCTGGGATGTGCACGGTCTTATCGACGGCCAGTGCGCCACGGCTAATCGCACGGATCAGATCAGGGGCGGACTCCCCAATATCGGTTGACTCCTTGGTTAGGAATGCACCGAGCTCTTTATCAGTCTCGTAGGCATAGGATTCAGCCATCGCGGCCCAATATGCCTTGATTGTCTCGATTTCCCCAAAGTCCCACATCTGGCGGTCGAGGTCGTTACCACCGGCCCACGGTTGAGCCTTGGCGGTGACCTCCTGCCATGCGGCGGCGGTCGATGGAATGTCCTTCTTATCACCGGCCCACTTAGCGACGGTGGGCTTAGTTTTCCACTGGAAGCCGACTGCCTTGCGGCCTCGGAGTGGCTTGTTTTGTACCAGGGGTACGATCCGTCGCTGGTAGGCGACACCGGCCCAAACCTCCCCTAGCCACTGGGGAGGGTTGTTGACCAGTGTGGACGAGCCCACGATATCCTTTAGCTCGGCGTGAACTTCATCCATCGACATTTCACCGTTGTGAGCGGCGACGAGTACACCGAGGGCATCGTCGAGTGATGCGTGTACCTCTTTCGAAGTGGTTTGGATGCCTGCTGGGGTGATCGCAGGGCGCAGGGGGTTCTTCTTCGGTTTCATGTCGGCTTCGGCTTCCTGGTCTTGGTCGGTGCCATCGTTTTCTTCGTCGGCGGCTTCTTCGATCGTGGTGTTATCGGAGACTGTTTCGTCGTGATCCTCGGCGTGAGTCTCGGTCACTCGTGCCTCGGCAAAAGCGGGGAACGGGACTAACGCGACTGCCTTTAGCAGTGCCGAGGTAGCGCGGTAGCCTTGTCGCTTGAGGCCCACGGCCTCGATGGAGAAAGCATCGACCACATGCTCGGAGGCTTTCACGAGTGCATCGGTGGCATCGTCGGACGATCCCAATTGAAACTTCATCCATAGGCCTTCGTCGCGGGATTCAGCGGCGATCGCGTGGCCTACGGGGATACCGGCGGGGGAGTGACCAACCAGCAGCTTGACGCGTTCGAGCTCGGCGGGGTGATCGAGGGTGTCTTTGGGGAAAATCAGCGAGCCGGTAGAGGTCTTGCCTTCTTGTTCCCATGGCACGACGATGCCCTCGACTGTGCGAGCGGTCTCGGACGCTTTCACGAGGTTAATCGGCATTTTTTTCCTTTGGGTGGGCACCAAGGCCGATTGATGTAAGCCATTTATCGACACTCGGTAGGGTGATGATTCGTTGGACGGCCGCCGCGATCGTAAGAAATGACACGACTGCTGGCACTGTTTCGATGTCGGCGGCGCGGGCAATCTCAGGGAGCAGTGGCAAGATCCCAATAAGGGCGGTGAGTGTCGCCCGCACGGTGGCGCGCCACGGGAACTCGACTTGCGACGGCCCCGCTATGGGATTCGAGTGCTTCCCCATGATTCCTTTCAGCGATAGTGGTCGCGGCCCTGGCGATCCAGACGGCCGCCGCGATAGTTATAAGGATTACACCGGAGATGATTCCGGCGAGGTAGATCAGTGCCATAGTCACGATTCCTCCTATGCAGCGAAGATGGTGCGCAGTTCGTCGAGGGTTCCCTCGAATGCGTTTACATCGACTTCACGGAAACCAGCAACTTTGCCATTTGATCCGAATTGGAGGATATCGGGGAGCTTGTCACCGAGTGGGTACTTCCATCCACGATGATTTGCGCCGCCGTCGGCTTCGTAGGCCACCGATCCGTAGTCGTTGAGGTTGCGGCCATAGCTGGAAACCCATAGGTAGCCGAGGCCCTGCATTGATGGTTCACCGCCTGGCATGTTTTCCCAATACCACGCGCCGCTATATACACCGGCGACGGTGTAGCCACGACGTTCGAGCTCTTTCTTTGCGGCCCACACATCAGCGCCGGTTAGCGTCTTGATTCCTGCTTTGGTCACCGATTCGACATCGATCCAGACAGCCAAGTCTTTTCGCCCTTGGAGCTGGGAGTCGATCATATCGACTTGTTGGGCGATGGTGGTGCCCTCGGATGGTGCCCGCAGATACCAGTACACCGAAATTAACATTCCGGCGGCCTCGGCATCGACGAGGTGTGAGCGGAATGCCACGTCACGGAATGTTCCGTCACACATTCGCAGGATGCAAAAGTCGTAGCCCTCTTTCTTTGCCTGCACGAGGCTTAGCCCGTTTTGATGGACAGATACGTCAACACCATAGATGGTCATTGTTGGTTCCTATTCTCGTCATCAGGCACACTCACGTCGGTGAGTGATGTAAGACGTTCAGTATCAAACTCGAGTCGAATGCCAGGGGCGACCACATCATCCATTCCCAGTCGTGCGGCGATCGGTGCCATGAAGCTGTTTAGGCAGTAGTCGATTAGCTCGATATTGCGGGTGTCGACATTCGAATACTTGATCGACTTGTCAGCATCGGTGGATGCATCGAGTAGCACAGCGGGGATTCCACACACACGGGCGATGTCTACAGCCGCCGCGTTGCGTCCACCTACGAGTAGGTGGGAGTCGGCACTACCATGGGTTTTCACCTCGATGTTCGGCGGGGTGAAGGACACGGCACCGTCGGGTGCTCGGCGGGCACGAGCCCACGCAGATAGCAGATCGTAGATTCCCTCTTGGGAGAGAATGTCACCGCCGGTTTGGTGGAGCTCGGTATGAGCGACCGGGGATCGGCTAGCACGGGAGGCCGCTGCGTACAGCTCGCGGGCATCAATGAGCGCTTGCGAGTGTCGAAGTATCCCATCATCAACACCTGGTATGAGGATTACTTGATCTTCCCCCACGAGGGTGCCGTTCCACGTCACGCGGTTCTCGGGATCGATCGACCAATCATCAAACGGGACACGATCGGCGGCGAGGATCTCACCAGATCGGTCACGCTCGATGGCCCATAGTGACCAGCCGTGGAAGAAGAGATCGTCAATTGTCCACACCATGCGGTGATACGGAGACATGACACCATCGGTGCTGGTGAGCCAATCGGGCGTATCGATCTGTTCGTCGCCACGGTAGGCAGCGAGGTCACAGCGGGCGATCGATGAAACGATGATGCGGCGGGCACGCGCTACCGGCGGTAGGGACATAGCGCCGGCACGCGAGATTGTGTGAGATTGCTCGAGAAAGTCGGGAGTACTAACAGGCAGCAGGTTCCCTCGCGTAGCCCACGGGCTTTCAACGCTGGCAGTGTGAGCAGCAGCCAGCGATGGTAGTGCGAGTGCATCCCGCAAGTTCTGTAGTACTCCCATGGCGACTATGGTGGGGCTAGCGCGTTACTTAGCTCGAATCACGTACCTTTAGCGCAGCTAGGCGGGCCTTTTCGGCGGCGTGATAATCGCCGTGTGCATCCTTGTAGTGGCGGGCAAGCGCGATCCATGCGCTACCACGTGTCGGGAAGTGCCCACGCCAATGCCCACAATCAGGGCATACGACAACAACTCCAGACCATTCGGAAAATTCGAGCTTCATTAAAGACTCCAGATCACGGGGGCGGGCATTTTGACTTCTTGGACGGCTTCGAGGCGGCGAAGAGCAAGAACAGCAGCCTCGATGCGGGGGATAGGACCTTGGGACTGTCGGCGGCTAATCAATCGGCCTCGATCACCGAGATAACGCAGTTTCAGGGCGGGCAATTCGTCGCGTAGGCCGGTGTCACGGCGAAGAGCAAGGGCGGGGGGATCCGATTCAACGGCGGTCATGAACTTTTCGGTGCCGATGACCAGATCATCAGGGCCAATCGCGGTGATGTCGTCGCGGGCGGCGATCAGATGCTCGGCTATCGAGGATGCGGGGCCGTGGGAGTCGATCGAGATGGAGGCAATATCGTCGCGGGCGGCGATCTTGTCGATCGCAGCGGTGAGCCATGACTCGCCAGGGCGGGCGGCGATCACCTCGATGGCGGGGGTTCCTGCTATGCGACCGGCGGCGACGATCGCAGATAGTGAGCGATCCCATGCGACAGCGACACCGATGTGGACGGGGCCAGCGTCGAGGGGGTCGTCAGTCTCGATCGCGTCAATGCGGTGCATATCAAACAGCGGTGAGTGTGTGGTGGTTGCGACGTTTCCATAGCCGCGTGCGAACTCGGCGGGGGAGAGCTGGTCGGCGGCTTTGTAGACTGCTTGTGGGGCAATGAGCCCGCCGTGGACTCCTGGATGTGCGGCGATCACTGCCTCAATGTCGGTCGGGTCAACATCAGGTGCGATGCCATAGTCGGCGACAAACACGCCGGATTTGGGGTTGTTGATCGCGTCATCCAACATGTTGTGCCACCACGTCGAGGCGGCGGTTCCTTTGGTAGAGAAGTACCACAGTTGAGTACCACGCCCCTTATCTTCACGAGTGGCCATCGTAGGGATTACGGACTGCAAAAGGGCCGCGCCCTCAGCCTCGGAGTGTGCCCACGGTTCGTCAATGCCTACGAAGTTGGCTTGCTCACCGTGGAGGTACTGTGCGGTGGGCGGCATCGGCCTAAACTCGGCATCGGTCGCGGGGATACGCATACGAGTGTCACCGGCCCCATATTTGATCCGGAAGAGCCCATGTAGCTTAGCGTCAACGGGCTGTGCAGCCTCTTTGATCCACCGCTCGCGAGCGGCGGCACCGGATTGGGCGGTGTACCACACACGGGCTTCCCGATTGGTCAGTGTGCGCTCGATCGCGGTGCACATGAAACCGGCTGTTTTTCCACTTTGGCGGGGCACCGAAGCGAGAACGGTGTGATAACGGAATTTACCGTTATCGTCGAGTTCACCGGCACCGATGTTCAGCTTCAATTGCCATGGAAGAAGCGGTTTCCCGAGATGCTTTGCAACCTTAGCTACCGCGTAGCCTCTGCTTTTCGCGCCTGGTGTAAGTGGTGTGTGGTACCGAGGTGGTGGGGTCTGTAGGTTCATCATCGCTGGTTAATTCCGTCATGAGCTGGTTAATAGCGTCGTCGGTTGCTACGGCGCGGGAATCAGGGGTAAGGCGCGCTTCACGCAACGCGTTGATCAGGGGATCGATCAATTTAGCGGGTCCATAAGGCTTGTTCTGCGATTCGAGCGCGTCGAGTGCCCACGCACCGGATCGCAGGACGGTAAGAATGCCGTCATCGATGTCATCGACAAGATCGGCGGCCTTGGCGGCGGCGATGGAGCGATCCATAGCGTCGGAATGTCGACCACGGAGCACTTTGCCTGGTTCTTGAACTGCTTCCGATTCAAAGAGTCCGATTTGTCCCTCGCGTGGTCGTTTTGGGTCTGGTCTTGGCATTGTTTTTTGCATTCCTAGCTGGGGTTTTGTAATGTACCGACCCCCTAGTTATGAGAGTCCGGAGAAAAAGAAAGTTGGGCGCGGGACTTCCCGCGGCGGCCCACCCTCTAAAACACCGTGGGGGTCACAGCCACGGGCGGGAGGGTTGAGCACGCGAGGCGCGGGTCGCGTCGATCCGGCGGGCTCGCCACTCGGCGAGCGGCATGTCTTGTCGGGAGCAGTTGCACGAGCGGTGAGCAGGACGCATGTTCGCCAGGCTGTCGTCGCCACCGGCGGCGCGTGGTATGAGGTGGTCTGCTGTGTTTGCACCGAGCTCGCCACATAGGTGACAGCGGTCGCCGTAAGTTGCGAGCACTAGCGCAGTGAGGCGCTGTGCATGCCGACCGCCCCAACTCATTTGCTCACGTAGCGGAGTAGCGCGCCAAAGGCGATTGTCTGTAGCTCTTCTACCGATTCACCGGCGGCGACGCGATGGAGTAAGGGTTCGATGATGCGGCGTAGTGAGGGACCTCGGCTATGGCGTGAGAACATGGGCAGGCCGCCGCGGAATACCTCAATGTCTTTGTGGTGGAGTGCATCAACGGCGCATAGGTGAGCGACGGGGCATGCGGTGCACTTCAGGTTGGTGATGCGCTGCCATGCGTAGGTGGAATCGAGCTGCTTCTCACTGAGTGCTCGCAGGAACGGAGCGTCTACGTCGTAGTCTCGTGGATCATCTTCGATGCATGCTGCATCGGTGATCCAAGTATGTGCGGGTGCGGGGGTGGTTGAGTTTGCTTTCATTTATTCATGTCTCCTATCGGTTGAAGGCACCTCAACCACCCCGCCCCATTCCAGAGGGAGGGCGGGAGTGAGAGAGGTGCCCCTTATTGTTTGGACAATAAGAAGCACCGACGGTTACATTCCGTCGGTCGGTTGGTCGTTCGTTCTTACGCACTCTGCGGGTATTAATCGCTTGAGTCAGGACTGGGACGCAGGGAACGCATACCTCAAGGGGCTACCCTTGGCGCGCCCGAGTCTGCCTTTACCGCGCTACGTTCCCCATCATCGGGGAAGTGATCTGGCTCTAACCCAGGACGGCACCGGCGGCTAACCGGCCTACCGCTTTAGCGTCGCGGCACGTGACGTGATTGGTGGTTATTGGGCGAAGAGCCCAATTTTTATTGGGGCTGGGCGCTTGGCGTAGCAGTCGGAACATATGCGTTCACCGTTGCTGTTTTTTGGTGGTATCCCACCGGCTCGGAATGTAAGACCGCAGCTATCGCAGCGGATCCCTGCACTATTGCGGCGGTATGGTCGCCATTCGCCGTTAATCCATGGCATTGCGTGCGTCACTATCTGTCAGTGCTAGAGCACCTACAACGACCGATGGAACGGCGAGGATTAGGAAGAGATCGGGGAGGCCGCTGCTTATTAGTGAATCAAGCATCATTTCCTGCGATCCTCTCGGAGGTCGTGAACGTCTTGAACCTGGAATGCGAACGTTCCGCGTTTTCCGAGGCGGGCCTGTGGGGTGAGTAGGCCCTTTTTGACGAAGTTGATAACGGATCCACGAGACACACCCAGTATCCGTGCGGCGTCTACCGTCCCCACAAGGTCAGGGACATCTAGTGAACTTGACATGTGTTCATAATGGATCACAGGTTATCTTGTGTCAAGTTCTGTAGTGAACGTGAGTTAAGTTTATCGCTAGACACTTGACCATTAGGCCATGTCAGGACTAGAAATGGACATATGACTATTGCAATTGATGGAGCTGGGTTTGTGCCCCGGTTTGAGCTAAAGCACCGCGTTAAGTTGGCACGTGAATATTCCCAACTACAGCAGTCGGAACTTGCGGAAAAGACTGGCCTATCTAGGACGGCCATTGCGAACATCGAGCGCGGCGACGCAACCCCCCGGCGTTCATCGCTTACATTGATTGCCTTTGCCACTGGCGTTGATCGCACTTGGCTAGAAACAGGAAAAACCCCCGTTGGGGATAATCCCAACGGGGGTGAAACTGTGCGCCATCAGGGACTTGAACCCCGAACCCACTGA